TTTATTGGCGTAACGACACCCTCCGAGCCTTGAGGCGTAAAAGCGCCGCCGTCTCCTGGGTAATAGGTACCAGAGCTTCCGAGGCGGATCGCGCTTGTTGCCTTTATTGGCGTAACGCTTACCGAGCTGCCTTGCGCCGTAAAACTCCCGCCGTTTCCTTTGTAATATGTTCCGGAGCTTCCGAGGCGCGTACTGTTTGCCCTGTTGTAATACTGCGTTCCGCTTGAGTTCTCATAATACCAGTTATGGTTTCCGGCTGATTCGTAATAGTAGCCGGAGGCATTTTGCTTTCTGATGTAAAGCGTATAGCTGCCATAGTGGCTTACTTTTATTCCGTTTGACGTTGTATAATACAACGTTCCTCCGCTGTCCACCACTTCCCTCGCCGTTACGCTATCGCCCCTCGCCGTATAACTGTTTGTTCCTGCGTTGTAATACGTCGCCGCCGCGTTTGCCTGGTAATAGATCGTTCCGCCGGAAGCTACAACTGGGTAAGCGGTCAGACCGGTGCCTCGGTCGTACTTTGTGCCGCTGCCTGCGTTCCGGTATGTCGCCTGCGCGTTCGCTTCGTAATAGATCGTTCCGCCGGATGATACGACGGGGTAAGCGGTCAGACCGGTTCCGCGGTCGTACTTCGTGCCGGTTCCGGCGTTATAAAGCGTGACCGCCGTGTCGTCTATACGGATCGCGCTTGTTGCCTTTATCGGTGTAACGCTTACCTGCGTATATTGGCTTTCCGCGTGCGCTTCTCCGTCCGCGTATGCGTCCGCGCCGGAAACGTGGAATGTTTGCCGGCCTTTTTCGCCATTCGTCGCGAGCGCTTCAATATAAACCGTTGTGTTATGTGTCGTTGAATTGTAAACGGCCTGCTGATATTCCGTTATATCCGCCGCGTGGATTTTTACGGATGCAATCGCGGCCGATACGGCATTCTGATAAAACGCCGTATCGGCCATATTAAAAGAATCGCTACCGGCGGCGCTTGCGGCCGCTCCAATCTCAACGGTTATAACGCCGTCGTTTTCTGATATTGTTATCCCGTGGTAATGGTCGAAATCCTTGTTTTCTATGCTATGCGTCATTACCGTCATAGATTTAAGGTTTCCGAGGGATAACGTTCCCCATCTTGCCGCGTCTCCATTGAATGAGAAGGACGCCGCCTGCAAAGATGTTGTTTTTAATAACGAGGCCGTTGTTACGCCGCTCGTGAGGTTTCCGATTTTCGCATCTACGGCGTTCAACTCCGAAACGGTCACATATCCGTCAAGGTCAATTTTAGCGGCTTGAATCAGAACGCTCTGCGCGGTCTGGTTGATTGTGCTCGCTATGTCGCCTTTTCCGACCTTTGTTGTGATTGATTCCGCGTTTTGCGTAATCTTCGAATAAAGCGTTTCTGAAACACCCAGCGAATTAACGCCGGTTTTCGTGTATAACGTCGATAATTCGCTCGCCGTTTGAGATATCTCGCCGCGTAAGCTGTTAGCCTCGTCCGTTATTGTGCTGCGGATCTGGCTTGCCGTCTGCTGGATTTCGCTCCGGAGGCTGTTCGCTTCATCGGTTAACGTGCTTCGGATATTGGACGCGGTAATCTGCAGCTCGCTTCGGAGGCTGTTCGTTTCGTCTGTGAATGTTGTCCGCAGGTTCGAGGCTGTCATTTCCAGCTCCGAACGAATGGACCCGGCTTCACTTTCGAACGCTGTCCGTAAATGCGAGGCCGTGACCTCAAGCTCTCCGCGCAGGCTGTTTACTTCGTCCGTGAACTCCGTCCGCATATGCGATGCGGTTACTTCGAACTCCCCGCGCAGGCTGTTTACTTCGTCCGTGAACTCCGTCCGCATATGCGATGCGGTTACTTCGAACTCCCCGCGCAGGCTGTTTACTTCATCCTCGAACAGGCTCCGCAGGTGTGACGCCGACATTTCGATTTCGCTCCGGAGGCTGTTCATGTTATCCTCGAACGTCGCGCGCCAGTGGCTTTCTGTAATCTCTATTTCGCTCCGGAGCAGGACAATATCGCCCTCCGCGAGCACGACCCGGTCGTGGATTCCGTAACCGTCCACGATGATCGAGGCGACGCGGCTCCAATCTACGCCGCTCGGTCCCTGGCCTATGATTGCCTCCGCAATCATGCCGACATGGCTCTCGGTGTCAATAAACCAGGCGTGGTCCTCTTCGTCGTTTTTTGCGCCGGCGCGTCCTCCGCCTCCGGAGGACTTCTGCTGATTATTGATAATGCTCGCGATATCTTCGAGCGCGTTCGATAGGGTGACGGTGATATTTTCCGGTTCGTTAATCTTGTCCCGGAAAGCGATTTTAATAACGCGCTCCGTGATCGTCGTCCCGTATTCCGGAAGGGGAACGCGGCACATACCGCCCAGGCGGATATGGTCGAGGCTTTCGCCCGTTGCCTCGCTCATGTCAATGCCGCTGATTGTGATCGTAACTGCCGGCGTGCTGTGACGGTGTAAACGGTCGTTCGCCCATGACCGGAGCTTTCCTTCCGTGTCTAATGCGTTATTGGTCTCCGTCTTGCAGACAACTCCCCAGGCCTCTGTGTTTTCCTGGACATAATCGCCGGTAATGTGCAGGTTGTTTTTACCGATAGGGTAGAAACGCGTATACATCCGCGAACGGTCTATCGTTTTCCGGATGCTGGAAATATTCCGGCTCATTCGCATTTCCGAAACCGTCGCGGTTGTCTGCCTCTTTATGTAGAGCTTGAACGGATAGACGGAGAGGTCGTACTTCCACCAACAATCCGCGAGCGCGCTCGAAACGGTCTCCAGCGCGTCGAACAGGCTGTCGCCGTTAAAATTAAATTCCTCCGCCTGGTCGTACTCAATGCCGCCATACTGCCAAACGCTCTGTTTGCTCAATATGTATTGCATCGCCTGCTGCGCGTAGCACCGTTCGTCGTCTCCGCCCATGTCCGACGGTTTGACCTCTCCGAACATGATTTTATCTTTCAGCGTGTTAATAATGTGCTCAAGCGTGACGGTTAAGGTTTCCCCGCCGTAATCCGTCTCGATTGTCTTAACACGCCAAATAATCCCTTTTCCCGGTTCTGTGTTATCCATGAGCCATTCGCCAACGGCGAGCGCCGGACCGTCCGCCGCGATTTTCATCGAGGCAGTACTGTTCCGTTCCGCAAGGTTTAAGCTCATGCTTTCCGGTGTAAACCGTTCGCCCAGCGTGAGCGAATGGCCCTGTAATCTAATCATTGTCAGATATACCTCCCGGCATGGCTAACGGTGAGCGTTCCGGCGCGCTGTGACGACATGCTGACATAGACCGTCCCAGGAGAAATGAGCAATTCGTCCGCGCTTTCCGCTGTCCGTTTGTTGTATGCGCTCCGGTAGCTTCCGCCGGTGCTTTTGATTCTGATTCGGAGGATCCCCTCTTCGGTGTGATCTATCACAAGCGTTTCGCCGTTTGCGAGACCGAGGTTCGTAAACGCGAACGTTTTCCCGTTTACCGTAATGGAGAAGGTATCCGCCGTGCTGCCGCTGGTATTCTTAAATTCGACGTTCATTACGGTGTCCGCGCTGCCGTCTACGCCGATAGCGCGGTTGGTTAGGCTGCTGATGTTTTGCAGGCGCAGAGCGCTTTCCGCTTCCTGCTGCCAGTAGGGGACGCCGTAGGCGCGGAATGTAATCGAGTATTCGTTCGTCCGCTTCCATTGATCCCCAGCTCCCGGAGCCTGCGCGCAAATAACATATATCCTCCTGCCTGCCTTATAATTGACCTTTAGCCAGCCGCCTTTTGAGGCCCATTTATTCACGGTCTCGAAAACGTTCGAGCGCTCCTGTAATGCGTCGCGGCGAATATTGAGACCGAACTTTACTGTTACCTCCAGCGTGTCGCGCCGGTGGTTCGTGATCCGCTGCCCGTCCCGGCCGCCATAAGAAACGGCGGAGATTGTTTCTTTCCCCGCCGCCTCTTCTATGCCTTTGATAATAATCCGGTTGTCGAGTTCGTCCAGCTCTTGCCCGTTTAGTGAAACTCTATGTGCAAGCCGCATGAGCCCGCCTCCGTTCTTTATTCGATATCCCGCGCGATATATTGAGATACATACGGCGCTACGATTCTCCCTACTGTCTGGCCGTCCATGGTTACTTTCAGGCCTGCGATTCCTTCTCTGACGCCCGCTCTTGCGTCTCCGCTTACGTTTCCGAGCGCGCTCGCGAGGCTTTCAACGTCTTTGCTTGTGACGCCGTTCTCGTTCGCGCTTCCGCCCGTTTTCCAACTGTCTGCGTCCATCCACCAGTCCGCCGGCAGGTCCTCCGGGTATCCGTCGCTTTCGGAGAGTTCGTTCAGGCGCTCGCTGATGTTATAGAACGTGTCTGCGAAATCGTCGCCGAACACTTCCTGCAGGTATTCAAACGCGCTTTGTTCCTCTTCCCATGTGTCGTCGCCGTTTACCGCGTTCCGCCATGCGTCCCACCAATCCTGGACGGCGTTATAACGGTCCTGTTCTGTATAGCTGCCATATCCGAGGTCGACTTCCTCCGCCTCTTCAAACGCGGCCGCCTCTGCTTCCTTCCGCGCCTTTGCTTCCGCTTTTGCCGTGACAGATTTCGCGAGCGCGTCCGTTACATGTTCGAGCAGTTCGTCCTCTACGTATGGGTCCAGCGCTTCGCCCGCCCAATACCTCTGCAGCAATCCCCATGTGTCGTTCCCGGCCGTCGGGTCTGCATACGTCAAAAGAGCGTTTGCCAGTTCCGCCCGCTGCTGGTTCTGTCTTGCCGAAAGGCCCATGAGCAAGGACCGCGTGTCGTCCGTCGGGTTCATATTGAGAAAAAAGCCAGTAGCGTCTGTGTCGTAGCTGCCGTCCGCCTTTTTCTTCGGTCCCGTCGCCGCCGCTGCCGCTTTAATAAACTGCGTGTCCTGCGTCTCTCCGAGGACCTCTTCCGCCGCGGCTGCCGCTGCCTCGCGTTCTGCCTGTTCCGTTTTCCACGTCTCTTCGTTCTGCTTTTGAGCAATCACGGCCGGCGTTACTGCCGCGGCGATTACCGCTGCCGGCGTTAGTACGCTCAAGCCATTCGAAGAGAAAAACCCTTTAATTGCCGCCCATTTCGACGCAAGCCAGCCCCCGCCGGTACCGCCTGTTCCGCCCGTCGGTGTTGTTGTCGGCGTCGTTGTCGGTGTTCCGCCTGTCAGGTTTACGCCCTTAAACGCTTTAATTGCTTCAATCTGCATCAGGATTCCGGACAGTTTCCCGGCGACTGCTGCGAGCTTTCCGATTAACCAAACGCCGAAAATAGCCTCGAAAGCTGCTTTTACCGCGTCCTGGTTGTTAATCATCCATTCGAGCGCCTCCGTTAACTTCACCAGAATGTCGCCAATCAGGCGCGTTAACGGGTCGTCGCTTTCTTGTAACTCGTGGCCTACGCTGTTTAATATCTCTATGCCTTCTTTAAGAATTTCGCCGACCTTCCGGAAAAATTCCTCGACGTTCTCCCGGAGTTTCGTTAGAGCTTCCTCGCGTTCTTCCGGCGTTTCGGCGTTAAGAAAATCTTTCAATGCGTCAAGCCCGCCGAGGATGTTCGTTTGCAACTCCATAACCCGCGGAGCGAACGCGGCCGCCACTTTGTCTTTGATGGAAATCCAGCGCGTTTCGATCTCTTTTGTTTTTATATAGAGTTCGTTCATGTTGGAGAGTTCTTCCCCGGTCATGCCGTAGCCGCCCTCTTCCGGGTTGAAATCCTTTGCCTCCTGGATAACCCTCTCCCAGTTCGAAATAAACCAGGACGCGTTCTGCGCCTTTTTCGCCCCGAAAACCTCCGACATGGCCTCGTCCCATGTTCCGGCCGCCTGCATGGCTTCCTTTTGCTTTGCCATTTCAGCGACAACTGCCCGCGTATATTCGAGGTCGTTCCGGTAATTCTCTTTTGAGATTCCGAAAATTTCGGTAATCTTCTTTTCCTTCCCGCCGAACGCGAGCTGGTTCGTTAATGCGATCAGGTTTTCGAAACTTCCGCCCGCGGACGTGACAGCATGGTCCCATTTCTGCATTTCCTCCGCGGAGCTGCCGTAATAGCTTCCGAGGTCCGTCCAGTTATTCGCGCGGGCTGCCGTTTCGGAAATCATGTCCCATAGCGCTGTTATGGCGTTTTCTACGGCGGAAATCATTCCGGAGAAAATACTCTCGATAGCGCTCGAAACGCTTTCGCCGGCGGAGCCGATCGCGCTCAAGGCGTCGGCTACGCTCTTTGTCGCTACGGTCGCCGCTGCGGCGTCCGTGCTTATATTCTTCATTCCGGAGCCTACGCCGTCGAGGCTTCCGCTAACGCTTTCGAGGTCGCTCTGCATGTTCGCGAGTGTGGTCCGCGCGTCGTTCAGCTTCTGTTCCCACTTCGCGATAGCGTCCTCGTTATCGGCGTATTTCTCTTTGACTTCCTGTAAGGCGGCGCGGTATGTCTTGACGACCTTTTCCTGTTCGGCAATCTGCTTTTTCAGGCTTTGCGCCTTCGTGGCCGCCTTCTGCTGTTCGGTCGCATTCTTTCCGAGTTCGGCTGTTTCGGCTTTAAGCTCGCTCTTTAAGGTTTTCAGATTCCGCTGCGCGTCCTTGAGTGCTGCCGAATACTGTTTTTCGCCTTCGAGAACGATCTTTTGTTTGATTTCGTTCGTGTTCGCCATTGTCCAGCCTCCCGCGATTCCGCTTTAACCTCTGAGTAACCTCCCCGGCGCGGCGGCCGCCGCTATTTTTGCGTCGTACCTCATCCGCATAATATACATATCCAGAATGTATCCGGGTTTCATGTTTTCCGCTTCCTTGTGACTTATCCCGGCGATTTGAGCATATCCGTAATATTCACGGACGCGCAGTCCTCGCCGGTTTACCCGTTTTTTTCGCGTTTCTCAAGTTCTTCCATATATTCGTCGTGGACTTCGTCGTCGGCTTCATTGCCTCCGATGGTTTCCGCGTGCATTGCCTCGTCTGTTGCCCTCGCCATGGCTCCGGCGATTGCGTCCAGCTCCGCAAGGTTGCACCCGTCAATCGCGGACGGCAGTACATCCTCCGGCAGTTCCTTCTCGTGCAATCCGGCATTTGCCATTATGGCGAATATCTTCTTTATGTCCTTTATTTTGCGTTTACCGCTGCCGCGGATCATTTTCAGCGCTTCCGACATGTCGCCGTATTCGTTTTCTAAACACTCCATTGTGTAAACGGTGATTTTCAGGTCATACTCTCTTCCTTTGACTTTAACAATAGCCATGGTTTCTCTTCCTTTCTTCCTTCTCTTCCTTTGATAGCAAAAAGCAAGGCGGAAGGGTTATGCCCCTCCGCCTTGTGAAATCGTTACGGGCTTCCGCCGTTTCCGGACGATACGCCGGCGCAACCGTTGAGCCATGTCCGCACCGCGGCTTCCGTTGTCTGTTCGTCGAAGTGCTTATAAAACACAACGTCTCCGCCGGAAGTCAGGATCACGCCCTGCACGCTGCCGTTAATGGTTTCGTGGTCGAACTGCGTCTGGTCCTTGCGCGTGTTCGCTGTCATGCCGCCGGAGGAAAACTGGACCTTATGAAACCAGTAACCCTCGAACTTGCTCGTTCCCTTGAAACGGTTTTTAACAATAAAACCGATCCCGACGAACGGCGCGTCCTTTCCGGTAACCTGGAGCTCGCCCGTTGTTCCGGTCGCTTCATGGCCGAGGATATCTTTTTTAATATCCTCGTTCATGTTTACCAGTTCGAGCGCGAGCGTTACCTCGTTCAGAGCGTTTTCGGCGTCGATCTGGTGGTCGTCCGCGTGCTCTTTGATGTTGTCGCGGTTTTCGCCAATATCCGCTTTCGCGAGATAATCCGCGAGGACCTTCCCGCCGGTATACGTCAAGGCGGAGCCGTCTCCGCCTGCGGACACCTTCGCATAGGTGAGGCCCTTAATTCCGATTTTAGCCATACTCTATTAACCTCCGCTTTCGCTTAAAATACGGTCGTTTTCGGCCTGCATGGCCCGCCGGACGACCTCTTCTGTCGTTTTCTTGTTTCCGGTTATGAACTTGTCGCCGGTTTTATTTGCCTGTTTCTTCCTGGACCGCTTTGTGGGGTTTGCGCCTATGCCGTGATTGATAACGTAAGCCTTTACGGCATTCGAAACGCCGCGCGCGTCGTTATCCTGCGGATATACTTCCATAGCGCCGCCGCCCAGAAATTCCCGGTATTGACCCGGCCTTACGTTCTGCTGCATACTGCCCGTTACGCCGACATGTTTATATTTCGAAATATCTTCTTTCAGCTTTTCCGCGCACGCTTCCGCGCCCGCTTCGACGATCCTCCGGACGCTTTCGCGTTCGAGTTTTCCGAGTTGGTTTTCGATCATTTCGAAACCGGAATAGCTCGACCGTGCCATGGTTTACGCCTCCGCCTGCTGCTGGTATTCCAGCGGCCCGAAAAAATTCGTATTCCATGTCCAGCAGGTTTTTTTAATATCTTCCAGGTATTCGTGAGCCGGCGCATTATATCCGACGTCTGCGGCGTCGAGCTTCGTCTGGATGGTTTCCACCCATTCGTCGCCCTGTCCGTTTACAAAAATCCGGACTCGCACGCGGAACGCCTGGTCGATCATTCGCCCGTCCGCCCAATCTGCGGCCTCTTGTCCTTCATAGTTCAAAACGCCATATTCGGCCGGCGCTTTATTGACCCACGAATCCACGGCAAACGGCAGGCCCGTCTGTTCCAATATGGCTTTGAGCTGATTAACGGCATTAACCGTTATCGTCGTCGGCGTCGTCGCCGTCGTCCTCGTCCTCGCCATCTGTGTTCACGTCCTCCCGCTCTGCTGTCAGTTCTATTCCGTCGGCGTCTGTCTCGTATGCCCGAATAATGGTATATTTAACGCCTTTGTATTCCAGAAGGCGTTCGCCCTGGTAGTCGTCTTTGAATGGCATTTCAAACACAAGCTCCGGAGCATGTCCCGCGTTTAACGCGGTATAATATTCGGTTCGCTTTACGCTTTTCACCTTACAGAAAACGCGGCGTTTTGAATCCTCGACGGTTTCGTGTACGCCGTGATTGCTGCTGTTTTCCGTTATCAGGAAAATAACATCCTCGTTAACCATTGTTAACAGCGCCTCCCCTTATTAGGTCCAGTTTGTAAAACCTGTCGCGTTTGCGAGCTGCTTCCTTTGCAGGTCGTAGCTTTCCGCGAGCTGGACATAATTCGGCGGATTTCGGAAGTTTTTCCGAACGTAGGTAATAAGCGCGCGTTTTACGAGCTCGCTCGTAACGGTGCAGTTGTCCACAATCTCGTCGTTCTGGACGGTAAAGGTAACGCGCCCGCCCAGAGTTACCCCGGCGATTTTGAGGTCCTCCGCCGCTGCCATGAGCAGGGACGCCAGCTCCGCGTCGTTCGCGTCCGTTGTCATTCCCATTGCTAATTTAGTCTCGGCGAGCATTGTAGTTCCTCCTGTTTCATCGAAAAACCGACGGCGGAAAAGCTCCGCCGCCGGCTCTGATTATTCCTTTGTTACCGTCAGGGTGTATGTTTTGCTCTCTGTCCCGTCCGTTACCTTTACGGTTACGACATTTTCGCCAACTTCCCACGTTAACGAATATTTGCCGTTGTCGCCCGGTTCCACGGTATCGTCGCCCAACTTAACAACAACCGTCGCGGTTTCGTCTGCCGGCGTCGCCGTGAGGCTGTTCGAGTTGTTGGACGTCGTTACCGTGTACGCCGTCGTGTTTGCCGCAAATGTAGGCGTTAGGGTTAGGCTGCCCAGCTTGAGCTCGGCAAGGTCAGCGTTTAAGGGTTTGCCGGGATTTGCAGCATTACAAATCCCTTATTGACCACAACGTCGCCGCCGATTTCCGCGTCGCCGACAATCGTGTCCATCAGGGACGTAAAGGCGAAATCTTCGGACACCCGGACCTCGTAATCGCTGAACAGGTCCAGTTCGAAACACTTCGGGTCGCCGTAGGCCATGGTCTTAATTGCCGCTGTGCTCTGTGCGGTTCCGTCGCAGGCTGTCAGGCCGGAACAGATGCAGTAGCGGACGGCCATCCCGCCGTCTTTGATAATACCCATGTTCGGGTTATCCGCATCCGGGGTGATTTCGTAAACGGCCTTTTTCTCATTGGTTCCGCGAACGTCGCCGAATGCGACCAGGTCCGTTTTATTAAGGAACAGGACGGCGTTACCGACAACGTCCTCGTTCCCGCCGTAGGCCAGGACGATCTTCCGCAGGGTAGTATCGTCAATCCGGCCGCTGCTGCTTGCATTCACCGCGGCCGGCACGGTATCAACCAGCGCGGACGCCTTGATTTTGGAAACAATCAGGGCGACGGCCTTCTTGCGGAGCGCCTTCAATGCCTGTTCGCTTACCTTGTTCTGATAGGCGAGCGGGCTCTGTTTCTTTGCCTGCTTGCTGATCTGGGACTGGCAGGCGATAGAGGACGGCGTAATGGTGACATATCCGAAGGTGGGGACAGCCTCCGCGGCTTCGCTGCCTTCGGTCTGGTCGCTCGCGGTGCTCTCGCTCGCAACGTAGGCCACCTTGTTGGAGCCCATGCCGTTACAATCGACAACGCTCACAAGGTCCACAATGGAGCTGACGCCGTTACCCGGCAGGTCGTTAATACCGGAAACGCCGGTAGGCGTTGCGATGGTTCCGCCGCTCACAAGCACGGCGCGAACTTCTTCGGAATGGATGGTCCGATGGCGAGTCCTCACGAACTCCTGCGCCCGCGCTTCTGCGCCGTTTTCCTGTTCGCCCTGGTTCATGCCGGCAACGTTCCGGACGTTCTGCGCGGCGCCGTTGGCTACCTGTTCGCGCCGGAGCGCTGCCTGCGCTGCGGCTGCGCGGCGCCGTTCCAGCTCCGCGTCGATTGCGGCGCGTTCCTGCGCGAGCTGTTCCAGCTCTTCCGCGGTACGTTCGCCGGGGTTCTCTCCGATTCCGCGGAGCTCTTCAAGGCGCGCGGTAATCTGTTCGGTTGTCTGATTGGTGAAATCGAACATTGTTTTTTACCTCCTTAAAATTTCGAGCGCTCTTTCCCTGCGCTCTTTCGTCTGTTCGTTGGCTTTATCCTCTGCCAGCTTCGCTCTTGCGCTCTCCAGCGAGGCGCGCGCGCTCTCCAGCGCCGAACCTTCCGAGGCTGCTTCGAGGCTTGTCCCTTCGTATGCCGGGAACGCGACGGCCGAAACCTCGAATATTTTCGAAATGTGCCGCACATGCCGGAGAGGACAATCGCTCTCCAAATCGTCCCAGGCGTCTTTATCGACAATGAACATAAACGACATTCCGGAAATATCGCCCCTGCCCGCTGCCGAATAAAGCTCTTTCGCGGTTCCGTTGTTTTCAACGTCAACGTTCGCCCGCATTGCGAGCCCTTCCGCGTCGTACACCAGCTGCATTGTGCTATTTGCGTTGTTATTCCTCGAACGCGCAAGCGGTATCATGCTTGTATTATGTCCGACAAGGAAACGAACGTCCCGCATATCTGTATTTGCGTCGATGGCTTCCGGGTCGATAATTTCCCGCATCCATCCCAGGTCTGTTTCCTGGTTAAAGACGATAGGCCGGCCGGAAATATACGCGCCGTGTTCGTCGTCTCGCTCTGCGCGGACCTCGAACGAAAAGAAGCGTTTTTCCTTTAATCCGGTTATTGGTTTCTTGTTAGGCATTCTTGCCGCCTCCTTTGCCTTCGTCGGCCATGTAGTATTCTCCGCGGATCGGCGCGTGCTGTCCTGCGCCGTTTTCAAGCGGCGGATAATTGAACAGTTCGCGGATTTCGTCTATCAGGATCGCGCCGCGGTCGCCGAGTTCCTTTGACAAATTTACTTTTTCCGAAACGCTCATATATTGCAGGCGGTTCGATGTAAAAAGGATCTCGTTTCCCTGGCTCCGTTCGCGCTGTGTAAACGTCATTCGTGTTAGCGCTTCCGATAATTTCAAGGCGAACGGTTCTATTTCTCCATCATAGAACGCATTCATTTTTTCCGACCCGGCCGTGTTCTGGATGATCTCTTCCGAAACGCCGAAATAATTGTGAACGTTCTTTTCGATCAGTTCCTGCTGTTTTGCATCAATGACGGATTTCCCCGGCTCCAACTGTTTGATGTTTTTCCAGTTTGCATTCATCAGCAGGACGCCGCCGCCGCTTTTATTTATGAAATTGAGGCGGTCGAAACGTTCGCCCTCTTTCCGCAGGTCCTCGTCAAACATGAAGTTGTCAACCTGCGCCATAAAGCGATATGACGCCGAATTTTTAACGCCCTCGATAATTCCCTGGTTTACCATGTTAACCAGTTCCATTGTTGGCGTTAATGCCGCGTTGTTTTCCCCGAAAAAGTCGTTTTTAAGCTGGTATTTTGTGATAATTCCGCAACGCGTGAGCTCCATCGCCATTGTTTTTCCGCTGGCAAACTGGAAAACGACATAATAAACGCCGTCCGCCTCTCTCACTTCGCACGCGGAAGGATAAACCGGCCAATAACCCGCGATTTCGTCGAAATCGTCTAATATCGGAATAATAATCAGGTTATTCTGAACGTCGTATATATTCATGCAGCGTTCGAGGAATTGCGGCCATGTATTGAGCTCGTTCGGCCCGTACTGCATAGCCCGCCGGAGCGCTCCATGTGCGGAGCCCTGCATGGTAAACTTTAGCTTTCCGGCGTGCCGCGCTTTTGCGTGAATTGCTTCCCGAACAAGCTCGCTTTCGAACACCTGGCCTCCCCAGCTCGTAAAAACCGGCGAATATCCTGTGAAAACTTCCGCCGCGGAATAATTCCCGCGCGGCGCTTTTAACTTTTTGCTTTTCAAAAAGTCTTTAATCAGTCCCATTTCTCTTCCTCCGGTTTATCTCGCGTTTCGGAGCTGGTTCGCGAGCTCTGTGTAATAATTCCGGCGCATACACATTGCGTCGGACAATGCGGCCATTCCGTCAATATGCGCCTTTGAGCTTATTTTTATAAGCCTCCGCCTGTTTGTCCCGTCCTCAAGTTTTAGCGCGCTGTCTAACATGTGTACTTTCATAAGGTCGTTATCATTCCCGCAACGGATCATGCCGTCTTTTATAGCGCCTTCCATGTCAATCAATACGCCTGTTAAGTTGCTTCCTTGGCTAACGCTTTCCATGTGATAGCCCGCGTTTGTCATTTGGTCCACAAGGTATTGTGCCGAATAACGGTCATATCCGATTTTGAGCGGATATATTTCATATTCACGGCGGAGCATTTCAAACCATGCGAAACAATCGTTATAATCTACGTTGTTTTCGCCGCTGGCCTGCAATAATCCGCGCTGAATATAAAGGCGATAGGGAAGGCCGTCGCGCGCCTCCGCTTCCTGGATTCTGTTCGCCGGCATAAAGAATTTTGTAAAAAACCACAAAACGCCGTCCTTTTCGATCAGGATCACGGCGGCCGTTAGGTCCGTCGTTAATGATAGGTCAATGCCTCCCAGCGCGTATGTGTGCCGGAAGTCCTCGAACGTTTTCGAATTTCCGAAACATTTCTTTACGTCGAGCGCGTTCAGCCATGCTTGCGAGCTGTTCTGCTTGATATTGCAGTATTTCGTTAAAAATTCCGTTTTTTTCGAAAGGCTTCCCTCTGCTACTGCTATTTCCTCAAGCATATAATCAACGGAAACGCTAACGCCTAAATTTGGGTTAGCTTTCCGGAGCTCGTTAATGTCCTGCCATTTTTCCGGGTCGTCTATCATGTAGATAAACGGCGCCAGCCGCTTTTCGTGGCTGCTCCCATTGAGAAACGCCGTCGCCCGTTTCATTAGCTCGTCGAAAATGCCGTCCTCGACATATCCGGCCGTGCTGATTGGTAGGAGGATCGGTTGCGAGCGTGCGCCCATGGAAGATTTTTCGACCTCGTACTGTTTAAGGCCGGCGTCTCCCTGCCATGCTGCTATTTCGTCGCATACGCCTAAATGTATATTGAGGCCGTCGGATTTTTTCGCCGAAAACGGCATAGGCGCGGCGCTGGCGTTGTTTGCCTCTATGTAAACATCTGTCCGGCGCTTTTTAGACAGTTCCGCGAGTTCCGGCTCTTTTTGTACCATCTGGAAAAAAGCCTCGTAACAGATCCGGGCCTGTTCCAATTTCGGAGCCGTGAAGTAAACGCGCGCGCCGTACTCTCCGTCGGCATAAATCATATATGCCGCGATTGCTGCCGCTATCAAGGTTTTACCGTTCTTCCTGCCAACGACCAGAAAAACCTCGCGAAACATGCGGCGGCCGGTTTCGTCCATGATTCCGAAAACGACGGACAAAAAGGCTTTTTGCCATAATTCGAGGCGGATCAAACTCGGCGCGAGCGCGCCTTCATGGTGACGGCAGAAAGATTCTATAAACCGGATCGCGTGTTCCGCTTTCTTTTGAGAATAAACATATTCTTTCGTTTCTATCCCTTTGACAATCTTTTCATACATGAGGCGGAGCCAATGCCCGGACGCCTCCGTTCCGTCTTTTATTTTTTGATAATACTCAAGAATATAATTATTCATTTGCCGCCCTCGCGAATGCGGCCAGCCGTGATTCCTTCCGCTTCGCCGGAACGAGGTCCGTTAGCTGGCGGGTTATATCGTTCACGTTCTTCTGGTAGCCGAGCATGGTTTTAACGTCCGGGTTTTCTTTATATCCGGATTGTCCTCCGCCGTTGTCGTACTTTATCATGGTCCCGAACTCGTCGATTCGTTCTTGCAGAATCTTAACGCTCACGGTGTACCATGCTAAATTTTGAACCTGCTCTTTTACGAAATCCTTTTTATTTGGGTCGATTCCCTCGAACAGTTTTAGCAGGCGGCGCTTTTCCTTGTTTACCAGGTATGCCTTCGATTTCGGCTGCTTTGGTTTTTTCTCTGGTTTTAGAACTTCCGCATTGTTTTCTACCTCCGCGCTTTCCTGCTGCTTTTCTTCCTCCGCTGGTTCCTTTACGGCTTCCGGCGGTTTCTTTTTCAATTTCGAATTTGCCAATGAAATCAAACTCCCTTTCGAAACTGATAATTCCGTCGAAAAAGTCTTTGTAGAATATGGCGAGGTCCCTGTCAACGGTTATGCATGTCTGTTCCGTCCGCGGGTTCGTGTTCACGTTTGCGGATGATTCTATAACACAATCGAAACGCTCGCCGAACACAACCATAACTTTCGAATGATTCCGGAATATTGACATTTTGCACCCGTGCTTATGGCATAGCGCTTTCATGTCGTTATACTCTTTGAGGTATGTCCCGCGGAATATCTCACCGCAAAAGAAATCAATCCGCTCGATATAACCTTTATCGAGCCATGTGTCTATTTCGTGGATATCCTCCGCGGCCATACACCAGGTGGACAGGATCGCATAACGGACCCGTTGCTGTTTGACTATAACGCGGAGATATGTCAAGGCGTCAACGTCGCCCATTGATATACAATGATAGGCCGCGCCGCGCTCGAAATGCCAGGGCAATTCCCGCTCCAGAGCCTGCTCTGATAACAAGCGCCGCGCCCTGTGTGACGACATAGTTTTTTTAACTTTAACTTGATAATAAGTCTCGTCCGGCTCCGCGTTTTCCTCAACTTTTTGTATCTTTTCCGAACTCTCTGTATGTTGGTCAATCTCGGAGGCATTTCCGAAAACTTCATCTAATGTTCGGAGTTTAAGTTCCGAAAAATCCCTCATTTGACCACCCTCCTATGTGCGACGCGTCCAGTTTTTCGTAACCTTCGCCCGGAGCCGTTCCCCTCCTCATTCCGGCGGCCCCCCAGGGGGACCTCATAGGATAACGTGGCCGGATTCGTCAACGCGCCAACGCTTCCGCCGGTGTTCTGAAATGTGGCAATCTTTACAGAGCAATTCGAGATTATTCCAGTTTAGCGCGACGGCCGGGTCGGTGATGTTCTCCGGCGTCAGGTGCTTTTTATGGTGTACCTCTTCCCCTGGAACAATCAGGCCGCGAGCGGCGCAGCGCTCGCACAATCCGCTTCGGCTGTTCGCGTATGCCTTCTTGCATTTCTTCCAAACGTGAGATTTATAGAACTCCGCCGCGAAACGTGTCGGCGTTTCTGAAACGCTCACCGACTCCCACCTCTGTCTTTTGTTGGCGAGCTGCCCGCCGGATCGCCAAGGAAGAAAAGCGCCGGCCCCCGCCGAATTGTGAGCATAACAAAACGGCAGGCGAGTGTGTTTCCTGCCGTGTATGTCCTATTCGACCGGTATCATAATATCACGACATAACGGTCCATAATAGGCCATGTTTATAACCCGTTTATGATATCTTCCGCCGTGCGTAAAAATCTTTTTGTCTGGCTTTCCTCGTACCCGATTTCGCTCATTACTTCCGCGAGGCTTTTCTCTTCGAGGTAGCGCTTTCGAATAACGGCGATATGCTGCCATTTCTTTAACCGTTTCATTTTCCGGCGGAGCGCCCGCTTCATTTCGTCCAGCTCTGCCCGCGCTGCGTTATACTCTTCTTTTACCGTTACCATTTCAACGATATTGTTTTCCGTGGCCTTCCCGTTCCCGCCTCCTTTCGGCATGTCGGAAATAACCGGAGACATTCTCGTCACCGCTTCCCACTTCCGCTGGCTCGCTCGCTTCAACCTGTGGACCTGCTTTATCTTTTCCCGCATGGCCTTAAAGTCAATCATTGCCGCAATTCCTCCCACTTCCGCATGACACAGCGAATATATACACCGTCCAAAACGTCTGAATAATAGACGGAGCATTTAACGAACGTATAGCCTTTATATTTCTTCTCCATGACCTCTTTCGCGACGGCCCGGAAGTCCTGCGCGATTTCCTTTACTTTCCGGTTGGAGAACTTGCTATCGCTCGTGTGCTTCTTCGGCTGGACAAGGTTCCGGCTCGCGGCCCACTTCTTTCTATTCTTCTGCTGCTTCACGATGTAGCGCGCGAGGCGTTCGAGCCCTGTCTCCGTCGGCTGCAACCTGTCCGCGTTCGCGTATCCCTTCCCCCAGATGGCTTCCAGCTCTTCCCGGTCAATGCCTGCGTTTAGGATCATGTGAACGTGTATATTCCTCCGGCGTCCGTCGTCGTTTTCCTCAATGGTGTAAATATATTTCAATTCCGGCAGACCGCGCCGCTCCCGGATTCTTTTCAGCTTCAAGAGAAAATTCCGGATATCTTTCCGCGCCCGTGAGTATTCCGGCATTCTGTCCGCCGGATAAGTCAGGGTCAGGTGGATATCCTTCTCCGTAAAATTCGCGTCTACAATGCGGATCATGTGCCGGCGCGCCCTCTCTTCGTTTAGGCGCTGCTGTTTTTCCGGCGTAATGTTCGCCTTTGCTGCCCTTGCCGCTCTTTCCTCCGCCCGTCCGAAAATAGGGTAGACCTCTGCCTCAAGCCGCGGTCCCGCTTTTATGGTCGCCGTCCGGTAGCCCATGGACCCAACGCGGATCGCCGACGGCTGGCTCTTCCAGTAATCGGCGAGCAGGTCGTCCGCCGCTCCGTCCGCTATGGCGTCGAACAGGCCCTCGTATTCCCAGCTCACGGTCCGTCCTCCCTTCTTTCCGGTTTCCGGTGCTTTTGCCTCCGGCGGCTATACGGTCAGGGGCAACAAGGCGCGAACAGGCCGTCCGATTCCCGGCAATCCTCCGCGCCTTGTTTCCCCCGACACCCCCTTCTCCCTCTGTTACGATTATTATTTTTCTGATGGCTGCCGGATGGATCTAACCTTCCGGAAAATCTCTGCAGAAATCCTCCGCCGGTTCCCGGCCCGGTGTGCGTTCAGATAATACTCATTACAAGCCTTGAGAGGCGGTTCCCACTCCGCCTGTTCCGGATTCCTCCGCGGGATATCGCGCCCGTAGCGGCTCTCCGTCCGTCCTTAACGCGGCGCTTCCTATATAATAGGAAAGTAGTTATCTGTATCCGCTCGGCCGCTTCCGCTCGCGCTTCCGTTTCCTGCGGAAATCGTCCGGGTTCGTGCATGTCGCGAAATGGCTCCGATAGACCGGTATCAGGTTCGTGTCCGGATCGTCGTATGCGTCGCCAACCTCGAAACCGTTCACCGTTCCGCCGTATGGCAGGACGAACACGTCGCCTTTAATGTCCTGGCGGATATATACCGGCTCCGCGTCGCATGGCGTAGAACGTCCGATTTTCGTCTTTATAAATATGATCGGTTTCCCGCACGCGCGGCAGGTCGTCTCTTTCGTCGGTTTCATGCCTCCGCCTCCCGCTTACATTCTTCCATAATGTCGTCAATGGTGACGTTCAGACCGGCGACAATAAAGCCGGTTCCGTCGTCGCTCATGTGGATCTGGATTCCCTTCGGCGTGTGCGCCTCCACTTTTCCTTTAATCGGCAGAGACATATCCACGTCGCAGGTAAAAACCGGCACTTTCACAAACAGGTCGTCTATCTGTGTTTCCAATAGGTTAATTTTACATTTCGCCGTTATCGTGCCTTCCGTAATGCTCATATTCTGCATTTTCATAATTGCCATATTCAGAACGGCGTCGAACTTCTCACGGAGGTCTGTAAAGACCTCGCTGTCTATGCTCAATCTCTGCGGCTTCATGCTTTCGTCTCCCCTTTATAAATCGCCTGGATTTCCGCCTCGCGGTTATGGACGGCCTGCAATTCGTCCCGGAGCTTTTCCCGGCGCGTTTCGCACAACTCCAGCAACGCCCGGACGGCCTCCGCCTCCTGGAATGTGTTCCGATAGGTCCTTTTCCTCAGGACAACGCCGACCGGCTCCACCTTCGCTCCGGCGAGCGCAAGCTCTACGGTATGCGGTTCGGTCCGATACTTCTCCGCAATCTCCGCGATAGTGATCTCGCCCTCCGTTGTGCCTTTGCGCTTATAGTCTCCGCATTCCGTAATATACCGGCAGGCGGTCCCGTGCTTCCGGCACATATTACAGAGCGACCCCGCGCGCGACAGCCTTCCGTTATACAGGTATTCGCAACCCTGGCAATCTATGGTCCCTCTCATGGTATCCTCTTCCTTTCAATGTTACGCGTGTGTTGGGTAACGCGCGAATTGCGTTACACGCGTGTTATGCGCGTGTTACTTTGTCAGTTCGATTTTTCAAACGTCAGCATTTCTCGCCCTCCGTTACGATGTAGCTTTTTATAAACCTCCGCGCGAACTGCGGATGGATCAGGCTCCGCCGAACTTGTCGGCTTATGCCGTCCTCCGCGCTGGCTCCGTTAATCGTCATTTGCCGAACGTATTCCAGCGGTTCAAACAGGAAGTTTTGCTCCGGCTCGCAATTCACGAACCAAAACTGCGTCGGTTTCTTGTAATAATCGCCGTCCGCTGTCCGGTCCTTTATAATGAGTTTCGGCTTTACCGGAAAAAACTCTGTCAGGTAATGCGGCTGCGTGTATGGGTTTTCTACTATCAGCCTGTACCCCCCCCTCAGGCAAACCGCGAACAGCTTACATATCAGGCTATACAGGCGAGACAGTTCCCCGTGCAGTTTCAGAGAATATTCGAGCTTTTTCGCGTCGCTCCAATTTTTCTGTTGGATTCCTTCCCCTCGAAACTGCAACGGGATAATTGCCTCGAACCGCGTACACGGGAAAAACGCCAATATGAGGTCCGTCTTTTCGATATCGTCGAACATGGACGGTTCTCCGGCGTATGCCTTTTCAATCTCCGCGAACAAATCGCGTCTGTTATCCGTTTCCCCGAAATCGTCGAGGATGTCGTAATCCTCCGCCGTTATTCCGAGGTTCATAAATTCCCGCTTGAATGTTCCGGATTGCTCGAACAGGCAGTGAACTTTCGTTATCTCCATGCCTGCCTCCTACTCCCACGGTCGGAGGTCGTGCCTCCGCCTGTGCGGCAGTCTTTTTACTTTTCGATGTTCGAAACATTCCAGCGGAACAAACGACCACTCCATCGCAATATTCAGCCGCCGAAACCACACTTTCCGAAAACGGGCTTTCTTGTATGCCTTCCGCATGTCTGCCCCCTATTCCGCCGGCTCTGTCTGTTCGCCGACATACATTTTCTTTTTATTCAAACTCAAGCTCGGAAGGCCGAAACCTTCCCAGTTAAGTATCGCGTTACAATGCCGGCAGGTGTCCGCCTGGTAGTTCACGGCGCCGTGACATTCTCCGCAAACATACCACCACGAACTGCCGCCGCCTTCCAACTCAACCTCGGCCCGTATCCTTTTATTTTCCATGCCTTCCTCCGTCACCGATACGGGCAGAACGCCTCGCATGTTTCGCAAGCCGCACGGCCTAACCCGCCGCAATAAGACGGCATTTCTCCGCGTGCTGCTGCCTTCCGGTCCTTTTCCATCTGCTCAATCTGCCATTTCGCCAGCTTCCGTTCCGGCTTTTCCGTGAGCGCTTCGCCCGCCTCTATATCCTGGATCATTTTCCGGACAACCTCGCAGCGCAATTCGTAACCCGTGAACATATCCTCAAGTTTCGGCGCGCCGACGGCCCCGGACAGGGATCGGCTATGCGCCCGTTTTATTCCTTCCAGCGCCACAAGGTATTCGCTCAAGACCTGTTTTCGTGTTATTTCCATCCTGCCTTTCCTCCTGTTCGGCGTGTTCGATCTCCATGTCCAGCGCCGCGGCGCGGACGTCTATTTCTTTAATGATGTAAAGCAGGCGCAAGCGGAGCCATATAATATCCGGCTGTTTGTCGCCTTCCAAATCGTCGTAACGGTTCCGGAGCGTTTTCTGCTCGCGCTTTAGGATCATTCGCTGCCGTTTCAGCTTGTCAGAATGTCGGATCGTCACGCGCTCCACCTCTTCCCCTCGCTGTTTTCTCGGACGAGCTTTTCAATATCGACCGTTTCCCCTGTCAGGACGTTATAACGGTCTACGCTTCCGCCTATTTCCTCCGCGAGCTTGCGCGCCTCTACAATGCTGTCGTATTGCTTCGCGTCGCTCTTATATTGGGAAAACTTGAAATGATGCGCGCCGTTACTCATTACGGCGTCCGCCGTGATATAATGCCCGGTGATTTTTACCAAATATTTATATTTCTGTTTCGCTGTTAATTCCATGGCCGCGCCTCCGCCGTTACGGCTACCCGGTGCTCCGCCGGATATTCCTCCGCCTCGTAATCCTGCGAGGAAATCAGTACGACAACGGACGCAATGCAAACGCCGATAAACACGCCGAGCGCAAGCATTCCTGCCGCAAGCCATCTAATATCTTTCTTTTGCCAGACTTCTGTGGTATACTTCTTTTGACGGTTCATAATGCAATCGCTCCTTTTTCCGCCGAATGTTGGTAGCGTTCGGCGGTCTTTTTCTTTTGCCACTCCTTGAAGGCCCGCTCGTTTTCCGGATTCCGGAAGTATTCCCGGACGGCCGGCAACATAGCCCGCGCGAGGCTCTTATATTCCGGCCGCTTCGCGGACATGCTCACCCGTGTTTCCAGCGCCTCCGCCTGTGCCGGTTTCATGCTGCTTTCCCTCCTTTCTCATGGATATAATCAGAGCTTTTTCGCGTTCGGATAATTCCCAAACGGTCGTCGCGCCTTCCGCTTTTTCCGTTGCCGCCTTTTGTGCGTCCGCGGCCGCTTCTGCTTCCATCCTGGCCGCCGTTGCTGCTTCCGATAAAAGCACCCCCCCTCCGAAAACGGACTTTCCGACGGCGCGCTGCGCGTCCAGTTCGGAAACGCTCGCGCAATCCTCATGGAGAACGCGGAACGTTTGCCCGTATTTCGCGAGGCGGTAATCCTTGCCGGTCAGCAGGCAATCCGGATAGGCGTAACGCGGTAACTCTTTTTTATTCTCGCGGACCAGCCTCCGGTTTATTCCTTCCAGCGTCCGCCGGAGGTCCGCTTCGATTCGGATCGCGTAACGGTCCATGTTGGTAACGTAGGACGTTTGTACCTCCGCGCCGTTTTCGTATGTGATGGTGTTCCCTATGAGATAAATACAAATATGCGGTTTCCGCTCCGGCTTTTTCATCAATCCGAGCAAGGTTAGCGTCGGCCCGAAAAGGAAGAATTTAACGCCGCGGACGATATACCAGTCGACAATCCGCGAGAGGATCGAAAACGGCGGATTGTCCACAACGGCGCAATCCTCCGGATATTCTTCCGCCTGGTAATCGCCTCCCGGACGGAACGGCCGGAGAAAACGCTCCCGGTTTATGCCGTATTCCGCGGCGACGTAATCGGCGATGGCGTCATATATGGCCGGCGGCGTATAGCAATCGTCCGTGGTTTTCGCTTCTTTGAACTTATCCACGAACGCGGCGTATTCTGTCTGCCGGTGGTTGTCTATCATTGCGGCAACCTCGCCCATAATGAGCTGGCCGTTTAATTCTTCCATTGGTTAGCCTTCCTCTTCGAATGTAATCAAGCCGCCGGCCGCCATGAAGAAAACCTCCTCGAACGGGTCCGCCTTTTTCGTTTCTTTTCCTTCCCGGATCTGCTCTTCCGTGAGGTATTTCGGGAGATCCTCTTCCGGGATCAAGAAACCGCCACCCTCGTATTTTCTGAAAATATACTGCATGTTTATTCCTCCGCTCTTTCCGGCAGGTGCATAACGTTTTTCCCTTGCATACATGCGTAGTCCAGCTCAAGCCGCGCGCCCTGGCTATGCTGCCAACCCGGCAACGTGCAGACGGTATCCGCCGCTTCGAGCATTGCGAGACAAATCGGCATATACCGCTCTTCCGGCATTCCAACCGGCAAGCGCGCCGGATTCAGAACAATGTACCCGCGCGCTTTGAGCCTTTCCTCCGCCCGGTTGAAAATCGCGCGGCCTAAATCCGGCAAACCTCGCATTGGTCCGGCAATGTAGACGATTTCCGGCCGAATATTCTGTTTCATGCGCTCGCCTCCGGATTCACTTTAAGTGAACGCCTGCCGAAAAAAATATAATCTCGCGGATACTGGTACAAAGATTCGATTTCCTCAACCTTCGCGATTGTCGGCGATGCTTCGCCGGTTTCCCACTTCCGGAGCGTCGGCGGAGTAACCTTTAACAAACGCGCCGCCTCTTTCTGTTCGAGGCCCGCGTTTACTCGCGCCGCCGCAAGGCTAATTTTCGGCGGGAAAGTCGCCGCTCCTGTTGTCATGTTTTCCGCCTCCTTTTTGTGATTCTGTAATAATTATATTCACTTTAAGTGAATTGTCAACCCTAAAGAGAATATTTTTTTCTTTCGTGGTTGTATTTCTTTCTTTAAGCGTATATAATAGAAGCAATCCAACCGGAGGTGCTAAAAATGCCCGATAATGCAAGAAAAATTTTCGCAGAAAACCTCGCCTTTTTGCTCGACGAAAAAGGCGTCTCCCAGGTCGAATTAGCCCGCGCGTTGAACGTTGCAACCGGAACGGTTTCCGGATGGGTGAATGGGAAGAAATACCCGCGCGCCGACGCTATGGAGAAAATAGCCGAACGCCTCGGCGTCCGTATGTCTATACTCGTAGCCGAAAACGGCCGGAATGTTTTCGAGACAGAACGCGACGAGGCAGAACTGCTCGCCGCGTTCCGACGCGCGGACCCGATAACCCAGAGCAATGTCCGGAAACTTCTCAATATCCCCGAACGCGAGAAAAAAGAAAATGCCGGATAATCCGGATTTATTAAAGGAGGTTGTTTCCATGCGTAAATTTCACTTTTTAACATTCTTTTTTACGTTTTTATGTGTTTATTTATGTTTTTGCTGTTTTACGTTTGCTTTTTCTGAGAATTATTCCGTTTACTCGCTGGAAGATTTATATATAATCAATCAGCAAGTGCAAGCGGCCATTTTCGAAAAAACAGGTTCCGCAACGTTGGAGCCCGGTATGTATGAGGTAGGCGTAGACATTCCGGCAGGAAATTATTACTTTGAAGGCGTCCCGGACCGGTTCTCCACTTCTGTTAGCGTTTACCCGTCTATAACAAAAACCCGCACTATTGACCAAATAACCAGCGTCCATAATGTAGGATATACAAGCAGTTGCCAATCCTTCAAAACCGGAAAAATCATATTGCAGGACGGGTGGATCGTCGAAATAGTTCAAGGCCCCGCGATAATTAAACCGTTCGCCGGCGTGTTTAACTAACGGAGGCAGTAATGGCAAAAGCAAAACGGCCGACATGCAGACCGAAAACGGCGGTAGCTTATGCGCGTTATTCCTCCGCCGGTCAGCGGGACGTGTCTATTGACCAGCAATTCCGCGATATTCGCGCCTATGCAAAACGGGAAGGCTATCGCATTGTCCACGAATACGCGGACCATGCAAAAAGCGGATATAAAAACGCCTCCGCCCGGACCGGCTTTTCTGCCATGCTGTCCGATGCGGAGGACGGTCGTTTCGATACTGTGATTGTTTGGAAGGTGGACAGGTTCGGACGGGATCGCGAGGCCGCGGCCGTCTCAAAGGGTACGCTCCGCCGCCTGGGCGTTTCCGTCGTCTATGCAATGGAGCCGATTCCCTCCGGCGCCGCCGGCGTGATAACAGAGGGCATGTTGGAGGCCATCGCGGAATGGTATAGCCGCAACCTGTCGGAGAACGTCTCGCGCGGAATGAACGACAACGCGCGGAATTGCCTATATAACGGAACAAAGGTCCTCGGATATCACCGCGGCGCGGACGGTCATTACGCCATAACAAAAGAAGAGGCCGGCGTCGTCCGTGATATTTTCCACCGTTATTGTGATGGATTCAGCGCGGCGACGATTGCCGGCGAGCTGAACGCCTCCGGATTGAAAACGCCGCGCGGCTGCGCCTATACTCCGCAGACGGTCCTCCGGATCATAGCAAACGAACGTTATCTGGGGACGTATATCTGGGGCTCCGTCCGCGTTCCCGGCGGAATGCCCGCGATTGTCTCCCCGGATGAATGGGAAAAGGCGCAAGCGCTCCGGAAAAAGACAACGCGGCATTATGAGGAAACGCCGGTCGATTTCCTTTTAACTGGTAAAGCGTTCTGCGGCATGTGTGGGGAAGGCATGGTCGGCGATTCCGGAACGTCGAAAAGCGGCGTAACACATTATTATTATACCTGTCACGGAAAGAAGGCCCGGAAAGGCTGCCGAAAGATATCGCTCCGAAAAGAATATTTAGAAAATGCTGTTATTGACCTTATCCGCGAGCGCCTGCTAACCGGCGAGGAAAAAGAAAAGATAGCGGACGCTATAATCTCCGCCGAAAAAGAGGAAATGAAGTCCTCGCCGCTGGCCGCCATGGAGGCGGAGCTGAAAGACGTAAACCGGCGCATTGACAATATTAACGGCGCGATAGAAAACGGCATTTATAACGCCTCAACCTCCGCGCGGCTGCGCTCTCTTGAGGATATCGCCGCGGACCTGCTTTCCTCTATTGAGGAATTACGTTTTTCGCAATCCCAACTCGTAACGCGTGACCGCGTGCTGTTCTTCCTGGATCAAATGGCGGCATTCGATACAACGGACCCACTCCGCCGGCGTCAACTTATTGAGACATTTATAAACGCCATTTATCTGTTTGACGGATATATGCACGTTGTTATTAACTGCATAGATGGAAATATCCGCGTTCCGCTTTCGGACCTTCCGGACCTTCCGCCGTGTTCGGATAACGGCGCGAATGCTCCACCAGTCGTGTCACATCCGAACACCCGGATTGTGATCTATACCGTTGCGGTATAGGAAAAAGCCCGCCGGAAATCCGGCGGGCTCGTTCTATCGTTACGCCCCGTTCCGCCTACTGTATCCCCCGCGCGGCGCGCAAGGATTCAGCGGAACAGGGCTTTACTCGTTGAATATTTCTTTTTCTGCGTGTTTCTTCTTATCGTCCAGCTTTGCAAAGGTCAGTTCGTACGACCCCATGGCCGCGAGCGCCACAATAAAAGCGTTTATGGCGGTAAGTGTAGCGGTCTGAACGTCAAGGCCGGAGGTAAACGCTACTCCAATCATCATAATAGCGAGCGCGATAACGTAAACAATAATCCGCGTCGGGATTTTCCAGACCCGGTCCAACGGGAGCTTCAAAAACTGGACAATCAGCAGGACGGCGGCCGTTGCGCCGGCGATTGTCGCGAGCTGCGCCCATGTGAACGGGTCCATTCCTCCGCCTGTGTCGGGCGGAATTGCCTCTGCGAATGCGGCGGCGCAAACCATCAGCAAACACAGAAACAGCATGACAGCGATAAAGATTTTTTTCATGTGTTCCCCTTTCCGGCCTATCCTTTCAGGCCTAACCTTGTTAATACGTATGTAATAACCGCCGTAATCACGGCAGTAATTACCAAAGAGACAGCGCTGTCCCAGCGCTTCGCGGGTTTTTCCTTGATGCTCTCGACGTCCGTTGTGAGCTTGTCAACCTTCTTGTCCGTCGTTCCGAGGTTGTTCGCGAGCTTTTCAACGGAGGCGGAGAGGGAATAAACTGATTCGGTCAGTTTCTTCTGGTCCTCCTGCTGCTTGAACAGGGTTTTTATCTGTTCGCCCTGGCGGACCTGTTCCTCCCGGATTTTTCGGACTTCCTGAAGCAATTCTTCCGGCATTTGCATTCTTTACCCCCTTCCTACCTGGGCGGCTATTCTTTCGGTAAGCTCGTCCAACGCGGAAAGCAGATAAACCGCCTGCTTTTCCGTTATGTTCAGCGTGATTGTAACCGTTTCGCCTTCGTCCTCTTCGTCCCACGTTTCGTCCGGATCGTCTCCTGCTTCCCCCGGTTCCGGCTCCGTCTCGTTCGCGTGGATAAAATCGGATAGCATGTAGCCCGTTTTGTTTCTCCATTTCACCTTTGACCATTTTCCGCTTTCCTCCAATACGGTAACGGTTGACCATTGCGGAATCTGGTCCAGCAGTTCGCCTTCCGGTTTCTTCCGGAGATTCAATGGCCGCGATTCGTTTCCCCCGTAGACCGTCGCCTCGTACATATTGCCCTCCTTTTCGTCGTCCGCCGGTTCCGGCTGCGGATCGCCTCCGGATATTCCGGCGAGAATGTTGTCGATTTTCGCGCCGTATGTGAAACCGTCTGCCCATAGGCCGACCATGTTCCAGCCGCCGTTTCTGATTGTCTTATCGTTAAAATCTGATTCGAAAACGCCGCCGCGGCTCTCGCTGGAATGAATCGCGCCTTTTCCGGTTCCGGTTTTTATGCCGATATGCGAGGCGTTTCCCTTTCCATCGTTATATCCGCGTTTTTCTTCTCCGCCGTCGAACGCATGAATAAAGAGCAGGGCCCCTTTGGGAATGCTGCCGAACGTCTTTTTACATTCCTCCGGGCTGCCGGTCCATCCGTGCGCCTGCACTTCCCGGAACCAGGCGTTGCTGCCTTTAAGGTCCTTTTTTATTCCGACGGCTTCCATACAGCGCTCGACGAACTCCTGGCAATCCATATCATCATACGAACGACCGATAAAAGGAAACCCGGCCGCGCTGAATGCTTCCGCGCTTGCTTTGCTCATTTCCTCCGCCTCCTGTTATGAATATTGACATATAGCGCGAGCATGATGATAAAAAAGAGAAAAACCACAAAACAGACGCCCAGCGCCGTTAGAATTTCTAACACGTCACTCATATTTCGATTTCCTCCGCGCTTGCTATCCAATGGCTATAATGTTCCCGGATATGTCCTTCGAGGTCCCCGCGGAATATCGGGTCGGAAGGATCAACGCCGACGACGGCGAGCAGGCGAATATTATAATCATAGCGACCCGTTAAATCGTCATACATTGGCACGGCTTCCCCCGGCGTCAACCATACGTCGACCAGGCCGTCCGCCCGCTTATGTATGCGGTAAAACATTATTCGCCATCGTCTTTCGGTCGAGGTCCGCAAATCAGAAGCGCCTGCTGTTCTGTAATTTTACCCTCGTCTGCGTAGGCCCAAACCTGCGCCGCGGTGATTTCGTGCCGGCGGTATTTGTTTCGAATGATGGCGTAATACATCACAGGTCACCCCCGATTAAAAATTCTTCGATAGCAGAAACACGGTCCTCCAATGTGGGCTCCGGCTCTTCCGGCTGACTGCCAAACTCCCACCAGGCGTCGAAATCCTCCGCGATATCCTCCGCCGTTTCGGTGCGGTCCGGGTCCATGGTGAAAAGCACCTCGTCGTAGGTGTAGACGGTCTGGCCGTCCTCTTCTTCCTGGCGGATATTGTCCGCAAGGCGGACGACCTTCCCTTCTTCCGTTTCATCCATCAAAACAGGAGAGGGCTCTAACGTTGATTTCGTGTTTTGCAATAACATTGAAAATATACTCCTTTCGTTTTCTGTTTGCCTCGCGGCTCCAATAACCCTGCACGCGCCGCGCTACTCGCATAAGCTCCGCGGCGTGATGCTTTTCCGATAAAATGAAACTGTTCGAATTTTTAACCATGCCATTACGCGCGATAATCTGGCATGCGCGCTGGCGCTTTATGGTTCCGGTTCGCTTATACTCCGCCCAGGCTCGGTCAAAACAACGGATGATTTTCGGCGCGTTCCGCTTCCGCAAGGTTATATATGTGCGGTGGATCAGATATCCGCCCATATCAACGGCAGGACATCCGCGGCCCGCGCCGTGCCGGTGTTTTCTTGCTTTTTCCTCTTCTATTGAGAAAATCCGGAGCGGGTCTGTTGTCGCATGGAGCGACATTCCGAAATTATCAAACATCCATTCTTTCAGACGTTCGACGGCGACAAGCAAGGCGCGCCGGTTCCGGCCCAACAAGAGCAGGTCGTCCATAAAGGTAACGGCGCGGATTACGAGCGGCACCCGGTTTCCGCGCCGGCTTTTATTTAGTGTCAAAACATAACGCAAGGCGTAGGACATGACGAAATTAAAGAGCCATGCGTCGAGATAACCGCCGATAATCAGATGGCCTCCCGGCGCGTAACGCTCTAATATCCTCATGCAAGGGAAGATCCAGCGCGCCCGCGGTATTTCCTTCCGGAAAATATCCGTTATCACCGAATACTGGACGGAGGCATACGCGCCTGTGCAATCCGTTTTTATCGCGTATTGAATGCCTAATTTTCTATTGAGCATTCTTTTAACCTGGCGCGCGAGGCCCGTCTGTCCCTTTTCCGGTATGCTGGCGTGCTGCGTCGGCAGCAGGCGAGCGCGCAAAAGCGGCTCGATTCCCAACTTTACGACATGGCCTAATATCTGATGGCGAATACATAGTAAGGCTATGTTTCTGATTTTACCCGTGTTTCCGTCCGGGCGGAGCTGATTCCTTACCGGATCGAAATCCGGATCAATGCCGCGGACGATATCGCCGACCATGTCCTCGACGGTCAAGGCGAGCTCGTCCAATATCTCATATTTGAGGCCATAGGACAGGGCTCCGCGTTCGAGCTCATCCCGTGCGAGCTCTAAACGGCTGCGCCCTGTCCATTCCTCAATGAAGGATACGACGTCGCGGCGTCTCCATTTATTTTCAAGGGCTTTCGATACTGATAAAAACGCCAGAGTATGATCGAAATCACGAAAAAGGCGTTTCGGCATTACTGAATCCCTCCCGGATAGGCTTTCTGTTTGAACTCGGCGGCTTTCGGTTAGACCTGGCCTTGAATCAGGCCGGCCACTCTACTACTTGCCGCACGCGGCCGCCAAATGCGCCGCGTCTGAAGTTTCCTCCGCGCTGGTATTAGCCGATTTTCTCGCGGTGGACGGTATAGCGTATTGGGCGGCAAAATGCCGCCTTGTGACAGAAATCCGCGGCCGCTCGTTCCAGTTCGCGTTCGACGGCGTATTGTTCCCATTCGCCCCAACGAGGCCGCCATTGGCGCCGTTGTTGAGATTGCAGAAACGCCACGGAGCGCGAGCCCCCGACGCGTCGTTGAAATAGAAAGCCGAGCACGCTATACCGCCCGCACAACATCAGATATTGAGAAACTAAAAAGGGGCCTTTCCCCTCTGTGCGACGGCTTACGCCGCCGCCCATTCACCCCGCTTCTTACCAGAACCGGAAAGCCGCGGCCGCCCGTTCCAGCTCGCGGACGACGGCGTAAGGTTCCCATGCGCCCCAACGAGGCCGCCACTGGCGCCGCTGTTGAGCGCGCAGAAACGCCACGGAGCGCGAGCCCCCGACGCGTCGAGGAAATAGAAAGCCGATTTATAGAACGTCGCGGAGCCCGCTCCCGTCGTTCCTGCGGCTTCCGGCATAATCATTCCGTCGTCCCGGATTTGCAGGTGTTTAATATACTGCCAACTTGAGCCCGGTCCGGTGAAGGTTCCGGCGTTCACATGATGCTCGCCGGCGCTGCTGGCCTGGTATTCGCTGTCCGGGCAGGCGTAAACGGTATAAATGGATTTCGGCGTCCGGTCCGCGTTCCAATCTGAGGACCAGAGCGGGTCCATGCCGACTGCGTACGCGCCGTCGATCACTTCGACGCCGTTAATACGCGCCGGTGTCTTTCCGTTCGTGCAGTTGTAGAGGCTGCCGTCCTTATGCCCCGGCAGGCGTTCGGTAGAGCCCGGTACCCACGGCAATGTCGCTACGTGCGTCCCTTCGACGGTTGTAAAGTCCGCGGAAACATTGAGATAAACCGCGGCGTAATCCGTGCTTTCGATGGTTACGGTTTCGATGCGCTCGACGGTCCCGCGCGCTATTGAACCATTCCGCGCGGCGCTGCCTACGTCCAGCGTTGAGCCCGCGACAAGGTTTGCGGCCTGCGCCGTTGTCAGGATCACGCGGCGGACGTTTTCCTCCGCGACGGCAACGGTATAATCATAGTTATATGACAGACAGCCCTCCAAAATGCCGCTATTCTCAAGGTTGAAATGGCGGAGCTGCCACATGTCGAGCAGGTGGTCGAGGTCCGTATCGGAATAAACGCCCTCGTATGCGTCGAGGTTCCGCGCATAGGTTAGGCCCGACGCGGCGGAAACGTTAATCGCGAGCGCGTTCCCGGCCCCGGAGGTCAGGCAGGTTTTATTGTCCTTTGTAATCAGGCTGCCTCCGAACGTTGCGTGCCATGTCATAGGCCGGTGCGTTCCGTCCGGAGCAACGTCGCAGGCGAGCGGCTTCATTCCTCCGCGCTGCTTCGTCGCCCAGGTCTTGTACTCGTAAGCCCCGTCCGTATACCATACGCGCCACAAGGCGAGCGAGAAGGTATAAACCGGCGCGAGGTTCCCGGTAATGTCGAAACCATCGTCCACGCCTTCAATGGCGAGAATGTTCATAGTTCCATCGGACAGGGAGAGCGCATTCGCCCGGACGTACCAGAGCATCGGGTCGTCGTCGGTCCAATGCCACGCCGGGTTGTCCGTTTCTGTGTAAACGCCGGCGGCTGTCTTGTCCGCGAGGTCCGCGAGCGGCGTCAAGGTTGTAACGCCGGTGCTATTGGTCCGGTAATCCGGCCCGCGGAGCGTGTAAACCTTGTCCCCCCATGCGTCGGCGAGCATTTCGAAAAAGCGGGCAAGGATCGCGTAACGGTTCGACGTGTCGTTGTCGAGGTCTTTCGCGAGCTTCCACCACTTCGGGAAAACAAGGGAGGTGTTTTCGCCGTTGAGGATCGCGGACCACATGGCGTCAAGCTGCGCCGCGGTGCTCGCCGCATGGCTCGCGAGGATCGCGTCCGCGATTCTTTCGAGCTGCTTATTTACTCCATAATTCCTTTGAGTTGGCATTTTCTTTTCCTCCGTTTTTTAAGTGATTTCTTCGAGGACGTAAAAGTCCCCGTTTGAATCCATGAGAAGCGCGCCGAGCTCAATCGCAACGGCTCCGACGACTTCCTCCGCGTAACGCGCGAACGATTCGGCAACGGCCGCCGCCGTGTCCGCGTCGTCTACCGCGCCTTCCGCCTCGATAGCGCTCTGGGCGGCCGCGTTCATGTACTGGCCCGCCTGGTTTGCTGCCGCCTGCGCGTTCACCCGGTGCTCGCTCGCGGTGTCCGCGCTGGCCGCTGCCTGTCCGGCGTGATACTTCGCGTTATTGTGATAGGTTTCGTCCGTGTCCGGAACGTCTACGCCTCCGCGCTTTCCTACGGCCCAGGCTTCCGCGTTTTTCGCGCTGGCCGCGTCTCCTACGTCGACCTCGACGTCTACATCTATCGTTTCCGGAATGCTAACCGGCAGGGTGATCTCATTGTCCGCCATGGTCCTTTCCTCCTTCCCGTCAGATTTGGCCGACGGTCCGCCGGAGGTTGAGCTCCATCGGGTCCTTCGGTGTGCTTACCGCGTCGCCGTCGATAATATTGTTATCGCTGTCGAAAATGGGGTTCACGATGTAGCGGACATCCCATTCATAGGTCCCGCGGTCGAGGTAGTCCGTTTCCGCGTTCAGAAAAGGCACAACAAAGGCGTTATTTTCCATAGCGTAAACGCCCTGTTTTACGATGGTCCCCTGCTGGTTGCGGACGGTGAACAGAGCGCGGTCGTTCGGTCCGAATGCGTAACCCGTCGCCCGGATCGTAATCGCGCCGGTGTCGCCTCTGTGCATGTCGATTTTGTAGCCGTCTACGTTAAACAATTCTCCTGCCCTCCAATCTTTGGAGCCATTGCTCCATGGATTCTTTCCCGGTGATATTGCCTTTAACGCCTTTCAGCGCCGCCGCCTTTACCATGTCCATTTCGACCTTTTTAACCTTGTCGAACGTCGCGCGATATTTCCCGACAAGCGGCCGGAAACGGTCCTCAATGGCCGCGATATCCTCCGCGCTCGCGCCGTCCTTGTGCGCCGCGCAGAATGCGTCCCAGAACATGCGGCCAACCATGGCCCGTTCGTCGATTCCGCGGCGGGTAAATTCCTCGACAACGCTTTCGTTCCTGGTAATGAAACAAAGCGCATTTTTCAGAAGGTTCTCCGGGTTTGTCGTCGCGCTGTTCTCCCGGTAACACCAGAGATAAAGCGGAGCCTCCGCGATGATTTTCCCGACCCTGTTATGCGGAACGATTTCGTTCAAAATGGCATTGAATGCGGAGTCCTCCGCATAGAACAGGCGCTCGTCGAAACGCATATTTTCCCGGTTGAGCATTTCCCGGCGGTATACGCGCGAATGTACCCAAATCAGGTTTAACCCTTGCAGGCGAACCATATAATCATGGGTTGAATTATTCGCGAAATTTTCGACGTAGAACGGGCTCCATAAAATATCATAATCCTCTGTGTCTAACAGGGTGATAATATTCCGGAGCGCGTAAATACTGGCGAACATGTCGTCAAAATCGCAGAACATGACCCAACGCGCGGTGCTGTTGTCTATGCCGTAATTCCTCGCCGCGGAGACGCCCGCGTGCGGAATTGCGACGTTTTCAAGGTGGAAGGTGTAATCGTTTAGACAGTAATCCGAAATTTTATTTTCTATGCCGTCGTTTACGATAACGACCCGGAAATCGTCCCGGCTCACGCCGCGCTGCATCTGGATCGAATCAAGAAGTTTTTTCCCGGTTTCGAATGGTTCGTTATAGTGAGTAATAATAATATCGAGCAGCATTCTTCCTTTTCCTCCTGTTATGCCGGCTTTTTGAGCATGATATTATATCTGCCGTCTCCGTCCCAGAAAATCGAAATCAGGACGGTATAACCTTCGTGGATTGTTTCCATTTCGCCATAAAGGAATTTTATAACGCTTGTGTTTTCGCTGTTGCGAAATTCCCGGACGACGCCGGTAAAAGAGGTCCCGTCCTCAATATTCACATGCAGGCAGCCATCCGCGGCGCCGCACATGGAAACGGCGTGTTTTTTGCCGTTCGCCATTTCGATTTGATACATATCAGGCGTCCCCCTCTTCGCCGGCGTCCTGTTCTTCCGGTTCTGCTTTTCCGTCTTTGAGCTCTGCAATTTCCGCCTTTAGACGTTCGATAATCTGGTCCTTTTCCATGAGCGCCGATTTTACGAACTCGTCGTCTCGTTCCAATCCGCCTTTGAGCGTAATTAACGCCTCAATGACGGATTTAACAATAACGATGTTCCGATAGCCGCGGACCTGCAGGCCCTCCTGTTCGTTGCCCAGGTCGTTTATCATTCCCTGGATAAGCTGGTACTTGTTCATTTCCTCCATTTGTTTTCTTCCTTCCTTTCTTTAACTCTTTGTGTAATATGTAGCGGCCGGGTTCGCCTGGTAATATATCGTCCCGCCGCTTGCCAGCTTTTTGTAGGCGTCCTGTGTTGTCCCTTGTGGCGTGAAACTTCCTCCGTCTCCGGGGTAATAGGTACCAGAGCTTCCGAGGCGGATCGCGCTTGTTGCCTTTATTGGCGTAACGACAACCTCCGAGCCTTGAGGCGTAAAAGCGCCGCCGTCTCCTGGGTAATAGGTACCAGAGCTTCCGAGGCGGATCGCGCTTGTTGCCTTTATTGGCGTAACGCTTACCGAGCTGCCTTGCGACGTAAAACTCCCGC